GTATTTTTAAAGATATCAAATTCAGTGACTACTCTGAATGTAATTCCATTTGCTTTACACCAGGCATCAGCCGCGGCCCATTTAGCAAAATTAATAGCGACAGCATACTTGTCTTTAACTGATCGTGCTGTTTCCATTGTGACCTGTGTGCTTGGTTTAATTTCAATCAGTTCCGTATGCTTTCTTTCATTTTTGTCTTGATACATTATTAGGAAGTCTGGTACATATACTGTTTGTTTACCAGTTACTGGATTCTTATAAGGTATTTTTAGTCCTTCACTTGACCATTGTATAACACTTGGATTGTTGTCACAGAAATTACAGAAAGCAAACTCCCAACTTGAACGATATGTAGGTAGTCGTTTACCTACAAACTTGTCTAGATTTTTTACTTGATATTTTCCTTGTGCGTATTTGGCCATAACATTAAGGAAGTATTGAACGGATTATGTATTGACTCTGCTGTGGATTGTTTGAAATACCTAATAGACTTGTGCCTACTCTATTAAGATTTAAAATAAAAGTTAAGTAAGCGTTGAGTTCTTGTCCTTGCAACTGTTGGAACTCTTGTACCAACGTCATTGGATCTATTCCTTGTGCATCTGCTGTCCGTAATATTGCGGCCGCAAGTACTTTAGCAGTATCTTTATTTTTAGTATAATTTTCAAAAAAGCCTACTACAGCATCATTGGTAAACTGAGAGGCACTTATTGGGTCTCTAAAATAGTTATTAAAGAACGAGGAGGTTTCATCTATTTGTTCTTGAGGTAAATTTCCTGTTGTAGTAACGTCTGCCATATTATTCTCTATCTAAACAAATTTGTTAAATTTGATAAACTTGATCCCATGTTTGGAATACCATTTTGATTTGATTGTCCGCCACCTTGTCTAGGTATTGCTCTTGATTGTGATGCGTCTACAGAACTAGCAGTTGGAACAAAGAATTGACTAGTAGGATTTGATCCTCTAAGTATGTTTTGACCAACTTGTAATGCTTCACCTGTTACTACTTCTTTGAGATCAGCGCCTTTCCATGATTGAGCACCTCTTAATGCTGTAAAGGCCGCACCTAGGTAATTACCTTGATTAAGATTAGTTAGTGTGCCACCAATGGTGTCAACTAGGCCACCTGGACCTAGTATACTTGTTGTTCCGCCACCTAGTGAACTTAAAGGACTTGGAGTGTTGTCATAGTGCATGACATTAAAGCCCTGTACTGTGCCGTTACTCACAGTGCCATAGGCATATTGAACTGCTTCGTAGGCTATGGTCATGTCATGTTGCATTACATCATTTGATCCCTGTTGATGTTGCCCATGAGCAAAATCAGTAATGATAGGATTAATCAAGTTGTACGCACTAAATTGTTTCTGATGTAAACTATAAATTCTAATTGCTGTTAGATAAGGACTATCAGCCTTAGGAGAAAAACCCCATCCCTTTTGTTGTCTTAGACTATATTTGTGTTGCATTCTATACATTTCTTCTGAATAGTCTGCATCTCTATAGTAGTATGAATAGTAGTCATACCAAAAGTTTCTAACAACATCTGCTGAATCGTCGTGTAAGGTAAATCTTACAGGATCATAGTTAATTTTATCTTGTGCTATGTTTTTTCTATTGTAGGCATTATATGTTTTTTGTGTAATACTGAATTTAGGTAAGTCTGCTGTTTTAGCCATCATACCTATTTCAATTTGCTCATTCTGTGTTACTGAAGCCACACTAGGATTTAGATCAAAGTACACATGAAATAGATGCGTGTACTTTGGACTTAATCTGTATAAACCGTCAACAAATGTGCGTTGGCCATGGCGATAGTCACGTAGGTTAGGACCTGTTAATGCTTGTTGAAAAAAGTTAGAAAATAAGCCTGCCATATAATTAAATATCCGTTTTAAGTATTTATCCATAAAAAAAGCCTGGGGTTTAAGCCAGGCTTTTTCAAATTACTGTTGTTAATTAGCCAGTGATAGCACCTACACCTGCTACTGATCTAACTAAATTCTCACCTACTGCTGTACCTAAACCAGTACCAATTGGTGTTTGTAAAGCGTTGTCATATCTAATTTGTGCTGTGATTGTTACAGGATCATTAGTATTATAATCAACGTTATTGTAGTTAATGTCTTGTAAGTAGCAACCGTACATTTCCCAAGTTTCTAATACTGTTGCTTCGTTAGCACCGTTACCACCATCTAAGATTTCGCAACGTGTAATGAATTTATAATCAATACCTGCCGCCGCACCACTTTGCTCCATAAAGTCAAACTGTTTCTGAACTTGTTCACCAACAAGTTTAGCCACTTGACCACCTGCGTCATCACGGAACTGGATTGTTGATGCTTGCCATTCTGGACGACCTGCTAGGTAAACACGACTGTTGTAAATAGGTATTTCAATTTGGTTAAATTGAACCTGTGGACGAGTAAAGTCCATAACTTGCTTGGTCAGTTCCGTTGTTGGTTGACTAATACCAAAGTTTTCTAAAGTAACGCGAAAGCGAAACTTTAATTTTGGCATTAACAAACCTTGTGAACTAGCACTCTGGTTTGTACTTAACGGTACCGTAAATTTGTTTAATGATGAAACAGCCATTTTAATAATCCTTTATACTTTATAGTATTTACCTATTTTTGGTACGCCATTGGGAGAATTTCTTCTCCCAATTATATACGTACTTTATTAATTACCTGCCGCTATATCACCTGGGTTTTTCAAACGTACTGGAATATAAACAAACTCAATTGCTCTTGTTGGTTCAATAGCAATATCTACATAAAGTTCGTTTCTAGCAATACGATCTGAAGTGTTGTTTGTTTCGTCACAAACAACTAGATAGTCAGTGATACCACGTTTAGCAAGAATGTCATTTAACACTTGTTCAAATGCTTGTTTTACTTGGTTACGAGTAATTGTATCATTTGGTTCAAATATAAATGGTCTTGCAACTTTATCAAGTACTAATCTCAAGTAACATACTAGACGTGCCACGTTAACACGATCCATTGCTGATGTTGTTGTTGCTCTAGTCTTTTGACCATAAGCAACAATACCTGAGCCTGGTAAAACTGTAATTGGGTTAATCTTGTTCTCATACAAGATATCACGTAATGAGTTAGTTACACCAATACTCTTAAATGTTGAAGCGTCATTTTCATCAACCCAACCAATTGCAGTAGCGTTATCAATAACACCACGTCTTACACCTGCTGGTGCAAACCATGGGAACGATACGTTGTCACTTCTAATGTAAGTTCTTAACATCATATGTGAACTTGGAACTACAACTGTGTCACCTGCTAAACTTGTTGATAAACCTGCTGGATAGTAAACACCTAGGTATTCACTGAAACTTACAAGTCCATCTAAACTGTTGTCTTGTGCAAGTGCTGTGTTTTGAGCCCATGCTGTTAATGAAGTTGAACTTGATGATTGCTGTACTGGTGAATCACCAATAATGAACGCTGTATTTTTACGATCATTATTTAAAGTAATCATGTTTTGCATTAGTTCTGGATAACCAGGACATGCCATTAAGTTAAATTCAACTTGTTCTTCACGCAAATCTGTACTTGATGCAACAGCAGATTTAAGTGCTTCAACAACTGTGTTACGTTGTGCTCTTGGACCCATATATGGTACACCGTCTGCATCTAAGCCACTTTGTGAAACCCAAGCACCAAGTTGTGTTGGAGGGTTAGTAGCATCAGCGTGCCATGTAGGTTCAAAACGTTTTACGTTATAACCTGAACGACGTGTGTTCCATAACAATACACCTCTTGGATATAGTTGATAGTTTGGAGCATCTGAATCTAAGTAATCGCTGTCATCTAAATCAGTAATTGCTGGGAAAGCGTCAGTTACTGGATCTGTTGTACCGTTAGTTGCCCAACGTGCATCTGCAAACAGAATACCATCTGAACTAAGTTGGTCTGTATTGTCAATCAATACCCAACTTGAACTTGCACCGCCAAATGCTGTTGTGTAGCGATAAATT